CAAGTATCATCTTATACGGGACAGACCCTTATAGAGGGTTATTTCACTTCAACAGGAAATACGAATGTGAGGTTAGATGTGGTATTGGGTAGTGCGACGGCAACCACGACTGATTTTAGTGTTGTTTCATTTACACCGACAGATGTTAGTGGATTGGTGAGTTGGTATGATATGGCAGATGTTTCCACGATTACTTTTAGAACTGGAACGACTTACATAGAGCAGATTGACGATAAGAGTGGTAATGATTACCACCTAACAAACTCAACAGCAACTAATCAACCTTTATATTCTGCCTCAACTCTAAATGGTAGTTATTCTGCGGCAACCTTTAATGGTATAGACAACTGGATTACTGCGGATAGAGGAACGACCGATACAATATCGGCGCAGACCTATTTTGTTATGTCTAATGCCAAAGATAAGGCGGGATTACCAGGTGTTGGAACGGGTAATCAGTTGGACGGAAAGTTTTTAATACTGGGTCCAAGTATCACTACTTTTAATACTGATACCTCTTACATATCAAGGGACAATTCGGGTAGTGATTACAACTTAAAAACCTTTGGTGATTTTTATTATACCCCTGTTAGTAATTTTAGCGGTGAAACATATTATGCGTATGCTGCCAATACAAACGATAGTTTAGGTATTACCAATTACGCGGTAAATGGTGAAACGACTGGATTTACACAGACAACGGGTTCAACCACTTATGATTGGAGATATACTCGTTTGGGTGGTAATTTACATAACTACAACGACTTCGTCCAAAAAGCCTATGGTGAGGTTGGTGAGGTGTTGATTTATGATACAGATTTACCTATTACAAACATAAACATTATTGACCGATACTTACAATACAAGTGGTTCGGGTCTAAACAATATTAAAAATTAAAATATGGAAACAAAATCAACTTTAACAGGCTGGATTGAGTTTGGTGGTGAGGACGAAGCAAATGTCCTTATAGACCAAATAAACGAGTGTATGGGCTTCCCTACACCAGACGGAAAGACAAAAACTTGGGCTTTACCCTCTTGTCTTGCTGACGGGTATTATCCAACGGCGACAACGGAGAATTGGTATGTTATTGTAAAGGACGAGATTTTAGGTTGTCTAACACAAGAACAAAAGGATAGTATTATTCCTTCATTACCTGCTGATTGGTTTGCCTGTGGAACACCAGAGCCAAGTCCAAGTGGGGATACACAGAATTACCTATAATGTCTGTAAAGTATTACACAACAAGGTTTATCCCCCTATTTGGGGACCCTGACCGACCTATCTATGGTAATGAGGTCATTACTGAAGATGTGGTGGTTGAGGAATATTTTATATTGACCGAAGCTGCTGAAATACTACAGACAGAAGATACAGATAATCTATTACAAGAGGAAGCACCCTAATGAGTAATGTCCCATTTAGAAATACGAAATACCGAAACAACTTTATCGGTAAAGACAGACCCATCTATGGTAATGAATACATCCAACCAGGTGGGTATTATCCTGCGGGTAAATGTTTTTCTTTAACTTTAGAAATATTCCCCAATCCAGATTATACACTATATGAAATTCAGTTTTATAGTGGTGGGACATTGGATAGTGTTTATTTTTCAGGTAATAGTCAAAGTGGAACCCAATTAAGATTACACGAAAACTATGTTATCAACCAACCTTTGGGTGGTGTAAAATACAAAGCGTATAAGGGGAAAACCCCTACTGGTGGGGATGTATTTTTATTTTATGTTGCAGACCAAGGCGGTTATAGATTTATGGCTTCAGGGTCTTTATATCCTTATTTTGACCCCATATATTCAAGTGAGTTTAATACATCATCTGTATTTTTATCCTCTTCAACAGGTTTAGCCCCTGCAGATGTTATTGAGGGTATTGGTTATCCACCTGAAGGGTCATTATACTCACCACCATTACCATTAAGCTTTGGAGATGTTAGATTTAATACTCCGTGTATTGGAGGATTTACACCTACACCAACACCGACCTCAGGAGTGTTTATTCCAACCCCAACACCAACCCCGAGTATTACCGCAACACAGACCATTACACCAACCCCTTCACCAACTTTTGTTTGTAGTTGCACCAGTTATTCTGTGGTGAATAATGGTGAGAGTTCAGGTTCAACGAGTTATATTGATTGTAATTATGTCTCACAGAGCGTAGGATTGGATACAGGTCAGGGTATTAGTTTCTGTGCTTGTTTTAATAGTGTTTTTGTGAGTAATAGAGATATGACGATAACTAATTTGGGTGAGTGTGTTCCACCAACACCATCACCGACACCAACATTTACCCCTACACCTTCATCTACACAGCCAGATTTAACCCCATAACTCTAAGGACCAAATTAGAATAAGGAAAAGATATTTATTGATATGATTGTATTGAATATTGGAGAGAATAATAAGGTATTGGAGAGTGCCAGTAGAAACAAAGAGTTGGGTAATCCGACTTATCTTTTCTCGTTTTATCACAAATTAAGTGGTAAGACTTGGAGGGTGATACCTTATGTTTCAGACTACACTGAGGACTTTACTGCGAGGTTTGATACATTTTATATCAATATTGATTACAATATACCTCAGTCCTTATCGGGGAATACCAATAGTGGTTCAACGAACGTGCATTTGATTGAAGGTGATTATTGGATAAGTATTTACGAGCAATATTCAACAACGAACTTAGACCCCACAAAGAGTTTTAACAAGATAATTGAAACTTTTGGGTATGTTGTTCCCCCAACGGAAACAAACCCGACGTATCAGGGTGATAATTATGATTATAAGATATATGAAGAATGATAGATAGTGTTTCATTTAATGCTGAAGACATTTACAAATTTGAGGAGAAAGTAGTATCTTCAAAGGATTGGGTTATGGCTGGTCCTAAAGATGAATTCTTTGACTTTTTATACGATATGGTGGATTATAGTCCAATTCATAACGTATGTCTTCGCAGTAAGACCGATAATGTCGTGGGACAAGGTTTTACTCGTGAATACCAAATGAATAAAACTGAGGACCTTACAGACCTCTTTAGAAAGATATCCTTTGAGTATTTAACAACGGGTAATGTATTCTTGGAATGTGTATGGGCTAATGACCGAACCAAAGGTATTAAATCTGTCTATTTTATTCCTTCAAAGTATATGAGGGTTGGTAAGACTGACTTCGTATATGAAGAGCCAGAAAAATACTACTACTCAGAGGACTTTTCTAAAAAGAAATCAGTTATTGAGTTTAGTAGGTTGGACCCCAAAAACTTTACCGACAGACAAGTCTATCACATTAAGTCGTATTCACCAGGATACAACTTTTATGGATTACCTTCATATATGTCGGTAATCAACGATGTAAGACTAAACCACGAGATATCTATTCACCACTTGAGTAATATTCAAAATGGGGCTACACCATCTTTATGGGTGAATTTTAGAAATAGTCAGCCAGGTTCAGAAAAGGAACAAAGGGACATTAAGAGAAAGTTGGAGGAACTTTATACAGGTAGTCAAGCAGCAGGTAAGATTATTGTGTCGTTCTCAGAGCCAGATAATGGTCCTGAAATCAATACAATCAACCCTACCAGTAACGACCAATACTATTCAGCAATCTTTGAGAGCGTGCAAAAACAAATCTTATCAGGTCATAAGATTACCTCTCCGTCCTTAATTGGACTTCCTGACCCTTCAGGGTTAGCTTCTCAAGCAGAACAGATTACCACTTCATTTGGGGTATTCTTGAATACGACAATCAAACCTATTCAAAACGAACTTATCTCCAACTTATACCCAATCATTAAACTTATGTTCCCTGATGAAGAACCTGACCTACAGATAATCCAAAACAACATAACAGCTGAATAATGGGACAAGTATATTTCATATCTGAGACTAAGTTAAAGGACTACACGAACATCTCACAGAACGTGGATAGTGGTAGTTTAAAACAAGCAATTAGGACCGCACAACTTATCAACTTACAAGAGACCTTAGGGACCTCCCTATACAATAAGTTAGTTGAACTGGTGGATACGGGTGATATTTCTTTGAGTGGAAACTCTAACTACAAAACCCTTCTTGACGATTATGTTGTGGATGTGGTTATTCAATTTTCTTTATTCTATGCGTTGGACGACTTCATCTATAAGTTTATGAATGTTGGATTGGTTCAAGGTTTTTCAGAACAGGGTAGTTCATTGGATATCAACACCTTTAAGATGATTAAGAATGGTGCCAAAGACAGAGCCGAATGGTTTGATAACAGATTAAGAGAACATCTATTCAATAATGATAATCTGTATCCCGCTTATGAGACTTCAACAACAGACGGAACCTTACCAGGAGCAAATACCGATGGAGTTATTGCATCTATCGTTTTAGACACTCCAATGTATTCAAAGGACTATGACCCTACCTGTTGTAAAGATAATCCCTACAAACCCCTTAATTACTAAATTATGAATGATTATATGATGACCCTAATCGGTAGTGTGGTATCGGGGGTTGCCGCGTTTTACTTTGGAATAAAGAAAAATAGACGTGAGGTTGAGGAGATGGGATTAAGGAATGTTGAGAGAAGTCTGGCTATCTACAACGATATTATTGAGGACCTTAAAAATGAAATTGCCGATTTAAGAAATGAAATCTCAAGGTTGGAGAGACTGGTGGAGGAGTTAAGGACCGAGAACGAACGTCTCCATAAAGAGATTATGGATAGTAGAAAGTAAGTAAAAACACTCAAATCCCCTTCTTGGGGATTTTTTTTGTCTTATGTTTTGGCAGTTTGGAAAATAGTTGTATCTTTGTCGGGTAATCAAATAACAACTACTACTATGAAAGTAAATGTCCCTCAAGTCCTCCGTCAAGTAAAGAACTACAAATCAGTAGCCGAGAAGGTAATGTTCCTCTCTTGTATCTCTAATCACCCTCTACACCCCCACATTATGGAAGGTATTACCAAATGTGTATCCTTGTCTTGTGAGGGTCGTATTGATGATAAGACGATGATTGAATACATTGACGAGATGTGTGAATTGTTCGCTGATAAGTTCAATTCAGTAAAAAAACCTCAACTTTAATTTGGCAATCTCAAAAACCCGCAGTATCTTTGTCGGGTAATCAAATAACAACTACTATGAAACTATACGATTTGAAAATCACTTTTTGGAATGAGGATAATGATGAAACACTAACTCATTCATTACTAACCTCTTACCCCTCTTACGAAGATGTTGAGGAAACTATGGATATGAATGGTATGAGTGATAATCTCAAAACCTATGGGGGTAAGTATGATTTTTTTGAAATTACAGAAAAACATTTGGCAGAATAAAAAACTTGCAGTATCTTTGACCCAACAATTAAAAACAACAACTATGACGACAGAAGAACTTGAAAAAATCATTACCGATTACGCACTTGAAAACAAAGAGTTTGGAACTTTAACTATTGGAGGATATGTAATACAACCTATGTTGTGGAGTGAGGACAACAACGGAAATATCAACTACGACACCGATAGTATGGAAGATGAGTTCAGAAATGTAATCATTGAACTTGAAGACCACAACGAAAACTCTGACTTTGATTGGGATAATTGTTAAAAAACATTTGGCAATCTCAAAAACCCGCAGTATCTTTGACCCAACAATTAAAAACAACACTATTATGACAACAACTGAAAACACCCTCACCGATTTCCAAAAAGATTACTTTAATTTTTGTATTGAAACATATAAAAATGAAAAGAAGGTTGAACCGAGTATTAAAAAACAAATCAAACTAATTGACTGGATTACCAAAAACTACGAAATAGATTTCAATATGATTTGTGTTTATAGTGGTAAGGTTTTGACTGGTAAGGCTAAACTGAATAGAATGTTTTTAGAAAATATGGGTTATATGGAAAATATTTTAGATTGGTAAAAATAATTTGGCAGATTAAAATCTCCGCAGTATCTTTGACCCAACAATTAAAAACAACCAAAACAACAATCAAGAAACAATGTCTGACGGACAACTCATTATGTGGTTCATCTCATTAGGTATCACGTTTTATTCACTTTATTTGGTATTCTCAATCTAAAACATTAAGGTCCATGCCTAAAACCACCACAATTTCATAGTAAGTCTTTTTTATCCCTGAGTTTGGTGGTCTCAGGGATTTTTATTATCTTTGTCGTATGAAAACAATTAAGGACATAATCACTCGTAATAAGAAGTATGCCGACATCGTGGATGACGAAGGTCAGGTTATCCTTCAAGGAAGAGAAATGGGTAAGAACTACACCAGTTCCAAATTGACTTTGGGGACCCATTGGGTGGGTGGTGATTTACAGGTATCAATTCATAAATACGAGGTTGTGGTATGTGCTTATTCCAAGATACCTCAATACAGACGAATGGAGGGGGGATACAGACCCGAAAAGGTTATCAGATATACCTACTATTACCAAGAGGGAGATAAATGTGTTAGAGCTCGTGATTTTACCTCATTGGAGAAACTACTCAAGGACTTAAATCAAAAGTCCCCTGAAGTGAAGACAATCACCACAGAGGACTTATTTGAAAATATTACACCAAGTATTTGATATAAATAAATATAACAAAGGTTTTTAC